ATAGGAAACTTATTTAGTTTCCTGTACGCCTCCGTCACAACCAAGGTGCGTGACACTGCTTGGCTTGGGAAACTCCTTTATGGAATTCCCCAGGTTAAGTAGTGCGGCACGAGGTGCTTTTAAACACCTCGAACGGTCGCCGATCAATTTTTATTGATGACGACTTTTGCCAATCGTTGAGCGTCCCAGTTGGGGCAAACAGAGAAATTGTTTCTCTGTTTGTTGCTAGTTGGATCACGCTCCTAGCAGATAGTCCTCTCACTCCTGAGAAGAAGCCCTTTAAGACCTACAGACTCTTCCTTGATAGGATAAAGTCTGAAGGTATAAAGAGTATCGTCTTAGGATTCTCCGAATTAGCTCACAAATTGGTGTCTCAACACCTTCTTATGGGCTCATCCACCTCAATAGGTGAATGGATTAGCGATTTCAAAGAGACTCCCGTCTTCTTTGAATATAATCGCTATTTCAATACCGGAGATGTCAAGTTGTTAAATTTCCTCTACACATTCCTCAACTTCGGTAAGAAGATGATGTTTGTGGATGAGGCGTTTAACGATGCTGCCTTTCGCAGCTGGCTTGACGTTGAGAAGCGACTAAGCGATCTGATTCTATCCGATGAGGATACTTCTGCTTTGCAGATTATTCTCTCTGATGGATTACCACCCTTTTCATGGCGCGATCTGCGTCCGAAGTTTGGACCAGGTCGTGTTCAGGAAAGAGGGGTAGTCGGAAGGATTGATAAGCTTCGTAGCCTTCAATTCGATCCGATCATAGATCGCTTTCTTCTCCATGGTCATATAGGAATGTATGGCTATGGAGATGAGTACGGTGTCCATGCTAGTAAAATCATCCCTGATCTATCTAGATGGACAAGTGCTAGTGGTGTAAGCTCGAGAGATGCTAGACTCAAGTTTGTTCCGAAGAGCCTCAAAACGGCTAGGTCCATTTGTATGGAACCTAACACGCTGATGTTCTTCCAACAAGCCGTGATGTCTAGATTTATCGAGTTGATAGGTGATTCCTGGTATTCTATCTTTATAGATATCAGAAATCAAAGGAGGAATCGAGAGTTAAGTCTCATTGGTTCTTATACCAGTGAGATTGATACTCTTGATCTTTCTTCTGCGAGTGATAGCGTATCACTCGAATTGGTCAAAAGGGTGTTTCCACCTTCATGGCTAATTCCTATGATAGCTACGCGATCCCATCGTGTTATTCTTCCTAATGGCGATTTGTTTCGCCCTAAGAAGTTTGCACCTATGGGGTCAGCTCTATGCTTTCCGACGCAATGTTTGATTTTTGCGTCGGTTTGCATATACGCAGCCTGTCGTTACACCTACGACGTTGAACACGTAC